AGCTTATAATGGTATCAAGAAGATGCTAGATAATCTTGCAACTTATATGGAGAAAACTCAGATAACCGATGGAAGAGATGGTAATATTACAGCACTTGTAAATGCTGCATCAAAGTACCAACAAATCCGAGAGAGTTATAAAGGCGCTTATAAAGATCTTCAGGAAGAACAAACAAGTCATGTTCGTGGAGGAGCCGGTCTTGCTTATGACCAAATGTAAATAACATGCTGAAAACCAACGACATACAAATTCCTACATATGAAAACGGAGTATGGACAGTATCTACTTTTGATACTAGAGAAGACTTTAGGGATTTTGTATTATCAATTTTTAAAGAACCAGGTGAATATAACTTCACTGAGACCAGTATTAAGTTTAATGAACAGGCTCGCCTATTTAACGAACGCGGTTTTTATTGTGCTTCCCCTCAGGGAACTAAGGATTTTATTATGTACTGGAATGACCAGAAGACTAAATGTCGCGTAGGAGCTATTTATAAAGATGGTGACGACGTCTGGTACATACCACGTGATTATTATATGTGGTTAAACTTCCTACCCATCTTTAATAAGGAAATTCAGAAGTTTGGCTTTGCTGATGTTAGAGATGCTCAGTATCATATGGCTCTTTATGAATGCCTAGCGGAATTACATTATAGACACGTAGCTATCTTAAAGAAACGTCAGATTGCTTCATCCTATTATCATGCTGGTAAGTTACTTAACCAAATCTGGTTTGAAGAAGGGGTTACTCTTAAAATGGGAGCTAGTCTTAAAGACTATATTAATGAGAAAGGTACTTGGAAGTTCTTAAATGAATACGAAGCTTTCTTAAATCAACATACTGCTTGGTACCGCCCTATGAACCCTAACAAGGTCATGATGTGGCAACAGAAGATTGAGACTGTATCTGGGATAAACAGACGTAAATCGGAAGTAGGTCTTAAAGGCGTAATGCAAGGAATGTCTTTTGAGAAAGATCCTACTAATGGGGTAGGGGGACCGTGTAAGTATTTCTTTCACGAGGAAGCTGGTATTGCTCCTAAAATGGATACAACATTTGAGTACATCCGCCCTGCTATGAAATCCGGTTTTATGACTACCGGAATGTTTATTGCTGCAGGATCTGTCGGAGACCTATCTCAATGCGAACCGCTTAAGAAAATGATTACTCGACCAGAAGGTAATGACATTTATGCTGTTGAATCTACGTTGTTAGATGAAACAGGCGCGAGAGGAATGACAGGATTATTTATTCCAGAGCAATGGTCCATGCCTCCTTTCATAGATAAGTATGGTAACTCTCAAGTAGAGGAAGCTCTTGTTGCTTTAGATGAACAGTTCTTACAATGGAAAACAGAGTTAGATCCTCAAGAGTTTCAGCTTCGTATATCCCAGCATCCTAGAACTATTAAAGAGGCATTTGACTTTAGATCAGTATCTGTATTTCCGGCGCATCTTATTACAGCACAAACTCGACGTATTGAAGATAGAGAGTATGCCGAAGAGCATTTGGATATCTATAGAAACGAAAAGGGTGATCCGGCAGTAACGTCTACAAATAAATTACCTATTAGAGAGTTTCCTATTACAAAAAATACCGAGGATAAAACAGGATGTCTTGTAGTATGGGATAGACCTGTAGAAAACCCAGAGTTCGGAATGTATTACGCATCTGTCGATCCAGTGGGAGAAGGTAAGACTACTACATCGGATTCCTTGTGCGCAATATATGTATATAAAACATCGGTTGAAGTAACTAAGAAAGATGTAGATAGTGTTCAGACCTTTATAGAAAATGATAAGATAGTAGCTGCATGGTGCGGTCGCTTCGATGATATTAATAAAACACACGAGAGGTTAGAGCTTATTATAGAATGGTATAATGCATGGACTATTGTGGAGAATAACATTCCGCAGTTTATTACCCATATGATTAACCGGAAGAAGCAAAAGTATCTAGTACCTAGGCAGCAGATTCTATTCTTAAAGGATATCGGAGCTAATGCTAACGTATTTCAGGAATACGGATGGCGTAATACAGGTACCTTATTTAAAAGCCATATGATAAGTTATGCAATAGAATTTGTTAGACAAGAACTTGATCAAGTAACTTTAGAAGATGGTAAGGTTGTTAAAACTATATTTGGTATAGAACGTATTCCGGACATCATGTTACTTAGAGAAATGATGGCATATAGAGATGGAGTAAACGTCGATAGACTTGTATCGTTTGCAGCTTTAGTAGCTTTTGCTAAAGTACAACAAGCTAATAGGGGTTATAAAAAACGTTTTGAGGAGACAGCCGCATCAAAAAACTTGGAAAGCACCAATAAATTCAGTAAATTAAACATGAGCCCTTTTCGTCATATTGGCGGAGGAGGTCATAAATTTGAAGGTATGAAGTTACCTAAAAATCCATTTAGAAACATAAGATAGTATGCAGATATATAACGCAATGCAGATTAAGGCTGGGGCCAAAGTAGAGTACAACAAAATGGGTACTCTTAATCAGCCTATTCAGTTTATTCCCAGAAGTGAAAAAGATACAGACTGGGCGGCTTGGAATCTAGACTGGTTAGAATGGAAGGGCTTACAACATGTACGTCGTAACGCACGCCGTCTAATGAAGAACTATAAACTTGCAAAAGGTATTATAGACAAAGGTGATTATATTATAGAGGAGGATAACGAGTATGCGGATCTAATGGAAACGCTTACAAAAGAGGATGCATCCGCATTAGAACTTAAATTCTATCCGATTATCCCAAATGTTATTAATACTCTTGTAGCAGAATTTGCAAAACGTTCTAGCGCAATAACATATAGATCTGTCGATGAGACATCTTATAACGAGATGATGGAACTTAAGAGAAGCCAAATTGAGGAGTCTCTTACTAAAGGTGCTGAGCAACAGTTAATGATGAAACTTGCTGAGGATGGTGTAGACGTTAATTCGGAAGAATACCAACAAGCCCTATCTCCAGAAAGTGTTAAAGCTCTACCAGAAATACAAGACTTCTTTACTAAATCTTATAAGTCATTAGTGGAGCAATGGGCTTCGCATCAACATCAGGTAGACGTAGAACGTTTTAAGATGGATGAATTAGAGGAACGTGGCTTCCGCGACATGCTTATTACAGATAGAGAGTTCTGGCATTTCCGCATGATGGAAGATGATTATGACGTAGAGTTATGGAATCCGGTTCTTACATTCTACCATAAATCTCCAGATGCTCGTTATATATCTCAGGGTCAATGGGTTGGTAAATACGATATGATGACGGTAGCTGATGTTATTGACCGCTACGGATGGTTAATGACAGAGCTACAGATGGAAACATTAGAACAAATTTATCCTGTACGTTCTGCTGGTTACCCTATTCAAGGTTATCAAAATGATGGTACCTACTATGACGGTACTAAATCTCATGACTGGAACACTAACATGCCTTCTTTAGGATACCGTCAGTATACATCAATGTGGGATAATACTCTACGTGGAGGAGATATTGTTAACTGGATTCTTTCAGATAGCGAAGACTGGTTCGATATGGGTATGACTAACTTACTTCGTGTTACTACAGTTTACTGGAAGTCACAACGTAAGGTGGGGCATTTAACTAAGATTGATGATATGGGATCTGTTACTACAGACCTTATAGATGAATCATATAAGATTACAGATAAGCCTCTGTACAATACAGACTTATTTAAAAATAAGACTAAGGATAATTTATTATTCGGAGAACACGTTGACTGGATCTGGATTAACGAGGTATGGGGAGGAGTTAAGATCGGGCCTAACCACCCTACATATTGGGGAACTAATAATCCCGGCGGTATTAATCCTATCTACTTAGGTATTAATCAGAACCAAATTGGATCTATGAAATTCCAATTTAAGGGAGACGATAGCCTATACGGATGTAAACTTCCTGTAGAAGGATCTGTATTCTCGGATCGTAATACAAGATCTACATCTCTAGTAGACTTAATGAAGCCGTTCCAGATTGGATACAATATTGTAAATAACCAGATTGCTGACATTCTTGTAGATGAACTAGGAACAGTTATCTTACTGGATCAGAATGCTTTACCAAGACATTCACTAGGAGAAGACTGGGGAAAGAACAACTTAGCCAAAGCATATGTGGCTATGAAGAACTTCCAGATGCTTCCGTTAGATACTACTATTTCTAATACAGAGAATCCTTTAGCGTTCCAGCACTATCAAAAGTTGGATCTAGAGCAAACTAATCGTTTGATGTCTCGTATTCAATTAGCTCAGTATTTTAAATCACAAGCGTTTGAGGTAATAGGTATTACTCCACAGCGTTTAGGACAACAGATTGGACAACAGACTGCTACAGGAGTTGAGCAATCAGTTAATGCTAGTTATGCTCAAACAGAAACTTACTTTATACAGCACTGCGATTACTTGATGCCTCGCGTACATACGATGCGTACGGACCTAGCTCAGTACTATAACTCTACCAAACCATCAGTACGTTTACAATATATTACTACAGCAGATGAAAGAAAAAATTTCGAGATTAATGGCACTGACCTTCTTCTTAGAGACCTTAATGTTTTTTGTACTACTAAAGCTAATCATCGTGCCGTTCTGGACCAGCTCAAACAAATGGCTGTGTCTAATAACACTTCTGGTGCTTCCATTTATGATTTGGGTAACGTACTCATGGCTGATTCGATTCCTGACGTTACGCAGATACTTAAGAAGACTGAAGCTAAGGCTCAGCAACAGCGTCAGCAAGAGATGCAGCAACAGCAGCAGATGCAAGAACAAATGATTCAAGGTAAGCAGGAAGAAGCTCGTCAGAAGATGGAGTTCGAAGCTGCTGAAAATGAGAAAGATAGACAGAACCGTATATACGAAGCCAAAATTAAATCAGCAGGTTTTGGAGCGGCTGTAGATATTAACCAAAATCAGCAGAGTGATTACCAAGATGCCCTTAAAGAAATTACCCGTACTCAAGAACAGAACGATAATATTAACCTTCAAAGAGAAAAAGAAGTCTCTAGAATGACAGAGCATCGTGATAAAATGGGTATAGAACAAGAGAAAATTAATACACAACTACGAATTGCGCAGACACAATTAGATATTGCTAGAGAAAATAAGAACAAATTTGACAAGAAGTCAACTGAAAAGAATAAGAAAAAGTAAGCTTTTGCTATAAAGTCAACTATATTTTTTTTAACGTCTTAATTTCTAAAGTTTAAACTATAGATTTGCGTATATTAATATTGTAGAGAATTTAAAAAACCAACCATATGTCTACACAGAATACAGAAACTACCTCTATTGAACAAGTAGAGATGAACCTAGATGAGATTCTAGGAACCCCGGGAGCAGAAAACGTTATGCTTCCAGAAGAGGAGAAAAAGTTGAACGTGTTTAGTTCAGCTAAAACAGACCTCAGTTTTATTGACAATGCCGACGATGATAAAGAAGGCGATGATGATAAAGAAACTGCATCTATAGATGATGTAATTAGCGAAGTTGATCCTGATGGAGACTTTAGAAAAAAAGAAGATGCTGATGATAAACCAAAAGGTGGAAGACCAAAGGTTGACAAAAGCGGAATGGCTGAGCTAGTTAACAAACTTATAGAAGCAGGTAAGTTAGTTCCGTTTGAGGATGAAAAACCTATGGACGAGTATACGCTTAAAGATTACGAAGAACTTATTGAAGCAAATTTTGCTGATATTGAGAACAAAGTAAGAGCGGAAACTCCAGTAGAATTTTTCGAATCTCTTCCAGGAGAACTTCAGTATGCTGCTAAATATGTAGCTGATGGAGGCCAAGATCTAAAAGGATTATTTAAAATCCTTGCACAAGCTGAAGAAGTTCGTGAATTAGATCCAAGTTCTGAAAGAGACCAAGAACAAATTGTACGTGAATATTTACGTGCTACTAACTTTGGTACAGCAGAGGATATTGAAGAAGAGATCGATGGTTGGAGAGACCGTGGAGACTTGGAATCAAAAGCTAACAAGTTTAAGCCAAAGTTGGATAAAATGCAGGAGTCAGTTGTAGTTCAAAAACTTGCCAAGCAAGAACAAATGAAGAGACAACAACAAGCGGCTTCTGAGGCTTACATGCAAAATGTATATAATACAGTTGCAGCAGCAGACTTAAATGGAATTAAGTTAGATAAGCGTACGCAGAATATGATCTATACGGGATTAGTACAACCTAGTTACCCGTCTATATCAGGTAAGCAAACTAATCTATTAGGCCATCTATTAGAAAAGTACCAGTACGTTGAGCCTGACTATAATAAAATTGCTAAAGTACTTTGGTTAC